TGTATTAAAAGATTATGGGCTTGGTAATAATCTAAATAAAAGTAGTAACTTAATAACTGCTAAATATTCTTTAGGTATATCAAGTACAGGTAAATTAATAGAATTACCATTAACAACTGGTGATCCCACAAGTGTTACTGTAAATAACAACACATATACTATAGATTTTAATTCTGATAATCAAAACTATGATCTTGGAACAGTTGCTAACGTAACTAACACAATTGCTTTTAGTAATTTAGCTGCGGCTGATGTAGGAAAGCAAGGGACTATAATAATAAAAAATCCATCAACTGTAAATTCTTTAGCTTTTGCTGCTTTACCAGATACAGTATATACGCCAGGTGGTAGTACAATAACATTTGATACAACAGCTGACGCAATAGCTGTAATAACTTATTTAGTTATAGCGTCTGATAAGGTTTTAGTAAACTATGTAGGTGGATTTAAGCAATACGGAACTTAAATAAAATAATATGAAGTGGTTGTGGAATAGAATAGATTTTTGGAATACTGCTACTACAAAATCTACTAGCAAGAATACATCTACTAGTAGAAGCACAACTGTATCTACAACTAGAACAACTAACTTCAATACAAGTACTAATACAGTCTTCAACACTAGTACTAACACGGTATTTAACACCTCAACAAACACTGTATATAATACAAGTACAAGCACTGTGGTTTCAACTAACAGAAATACAACTATTTCTACAAATAGAAATACTGTTTTTAATACTAGCACGGCTACTACAACTAATTTTAATACTACTACACAAACAACTTTTCAACAAGATCCTAGAGATACAACCACTGTATATTCAACTCATTACAACACCTCTACTATAACTAACACTATTACTATAACAGCGTATAACACGCAGACTACAACTATATATAATACTACTAAAAGCACAACAACAACTTTTAACACTAGTACAATAAGTCAAAAGTCTACGACAACTACGTACAATACTAGTACTGTAACTACAAGAACTACAACTACAAACTTTAATACTAGTACTACAAAAACAATAGACACAGCTAGAGATACTACAACAATATACACAACAACTTATAATACATTTTTAGGTAATACGTTAAAACAAACTGCTACTATATATAACACCAGTACTACAACAAATAGAAACACAACTATAGCAACTAGCAGATCAACTAACACGGTTGTATCAACAAGTAGATCTACATCTACATCTAGGACTACCACTGTATCTACAAGTAGATCTACAGCGACAAGTAGAACAACACATTATAATACAACTAAGTCTACTAATACAGTTTATAATACACAAACTGCAACTACAACTACATTTAACACATCAACCGCTTATTCAACAAGTACTGTTTATAATACATCAACATCAACAGTTGTATCAACTAGCAGAAGTACAGTGGTGTCAACAAGTAAAACAACATCAGAATCAAGAAACACGTCAGTATCAACCAGCAAAAGTACAACAGAAACGTCTTCAACTAGTAAAAGTACTAGCACGGTATTTAATACAAGTACAACAACCATATTCAACACAACAACAACATACAATACTAGTACAAGCACAACGACAGTGTATAATACGTCTACTACTACCACGTTTAATACTAGTAGAACAACAACTGTATCAACAAGTAGATCTACGACAACAACTTTTGCTACTAGTAGAAACACAAGTGAATCAAGATCTACAACAACAACATATACTACATCAACTACGTTTAATACAACAACAACGTACACAACTTCTACTGCTTTTAGTACTAGCACAACGTTTACTACTACATATCAAACATCTATAGTAACATCAAAAAGTACAAGTAGAAACACAACAACGTCGTATAACACTACGACAACGTATAATACAACTTATGCAACTGTATATAACACTAGTTTTGACACAGCTTATACAACTACTTTTTCTACAACAGCATCTCTTACATCATTTAGCTCAACAGGTGGTTCTAACTTTACTTTTGTTTGTAGTGAGTTTATGGGTGGAGCTACATATTATGGAACAAACGTTTCTAATGGTTTACCTCAAGTAAACAGTTTTGTTTATACAAACTCTGGTGGTTCATCAGCGTTAAGTGATGGCTGGTACGGAGCAGCAAATGCTTCAGGTTTTAGTCCAACGCACAAATATAGAATACAAGGTGGTGGTGGTGGAGTATTATCACTTGATGTTTGTTCAGGTGGTGGTGGATTTGGTGGACCTTCAGAAAGAATATTAAAAAGAAATATTAAGTTAATAGGTAAATCTAAAAAAGGTATAAACATATATAGCTTTGAATTTAAACCAGGTGTATATGCTGATGAATATGCTGGTGTTTGGCAAGGTGTTATGGCTGATGAAGTTGAGCATATTGATGGAGCTGTATTTAACCACAGAGGTAGTAAGTGGGTTGACTATAGTATGTTAGATGTAGAATTTAAAACAATTAAATCATGAATTATATAAACGAAGACTTAATAAGTGCTTACGATGGTGCTAATTTTGAAATAATAAAAGAAACAAAAACCTCTATTGAAGATGGTGAAACTCAATATACAATATCGCATTTGAAATATAAATCAGATGTTTTACATAAATATTACAACTCTGAATATTCGGCTAAAGTTAAAGTAGGTGATTGTACAGATTGTGGTTTTGATGCTTCAGCTTTTGATGGAGTAACTTGGGGAGATGTTTTAGTTTTAGGACTTGGTTTAGGCGTTGTTCCTGAATACATAAAAAATGTAAAAACACCAACAAGTATAGACGTTGTTGAAGAAGATCAAGAAATAATAGAAACAATTGATTATATTAATAGTGATATTAACTTGATTAATCATGACGAGTGGTCATACAATACAAATAAAAAGTATGATATAGTAATAGCTGATCTATGGGCTGAGCCAGATGATATATCTGAAGATCATAAAACAGCTTTGGAAAATAATTATAAAATAAATCTAAAGACAGGTGGTAAAATAATAATACCAATATCTGGAGATGTAATAAGTTAGATATGCCAAATACTTCTAGACAAACAATAAGGGTTACTTCTCAAGAAACTCTTAACAACACTACTAAATCAACTAGTAAGTCTACAGGAGAGTCTAGAAACACTAGTACTGTGTTTACAACAACATATACTAGTTATTTTAATACAAGTAGAAGTACATCTAGAAACACTACTACAAGTAGAAACACTTCTGAAAGTAGAAGCACTAGTACAAGTAGAAACACTATTGAAAGTAGAAATACAACTACTACTTATACTACTAGCACTACTTATAATACAAGTAAGTCTACTACTACAACATACAACACTAGTACGACAACTACATTTAACACGAGTAGAACAACAACAGTAAGTACATCTAAAAACACAACAACAATATACAACACTAGTACAACAACAGCAACTAGTAGAAGTACAGTAGTGTCAACTAGTAAAAACACTACAACCACATATAATACCAGTACTGCAACTACAACCACGTATAATACAAGTACTTTAACTACTTATAATACAACAACAACATATAATACCAGTACAACAACTACATTTAATACATCTACTAGTACTGTTGTATCTACAAGTAAAAATACTATTGAAAGTAGAAATACATCTACGACTAGAAGTACTAACACTGTTGTTAGCACAAATAAGAATACAACAACTACATTTAATACTAGTACTGTTACCACGTTTAATACCACGACAACTTATAACACAAGTACAACAACTACGTTTAATACTACGACAACTTATAATACGTCAACAGCTACAACAACTGCGTTTAATACTAGTACTAACACAGTATATACTACGTTTCAAATAACAATGAGACTTACTTTTGGTACAGCTCAAACAAATAGAAACACAACTAGAACTACTAATACTATAACTATAACTCATTTTAATACTAGTACAGTAACAACATTTAATACAAGTACTAGTACAACAACAGCTTTTACAACCGCTTATAATACTAGTACGTCAACAACAACTGTTTACACTACCACGTATAATACTAGCACCTCAACAACAACTACTTTTAATACTAATAGAGTTGAAAATATTGATACAGCTAGAGATACAACAACTGTATATACAACAGTTTATAATACTAGCACGATAACAAGTAAAACAACTATAACCGTTTTTAATACTAGTACAAATACAACTGTTAATACTAGCACGCAAACAAACACTGTAGTGTCCACAAATAAAAACACTGTTTATAACACAGCTACTAATACTGTTTATAATACATCTACTGACACTACGGTATCTACAAATAGAGATACGGTTGTATCTACAAATAGAGATACAGTTGTTTCAACAAACTTTGACACAGTATTTAATACTAGCACTGTAACTACTTTTAATACTAGTACTACAACAGTATTTAACACTACAACAACTTTTAATACCACTTACACAACTAGCACTAACTGGTATGATGGTAGTGGTGATAACTTTGGCCAACTAGGTAATGCGCCATTTAGTTCTGGTAGGTAGAAAAACAGTAAAGTATGTAACTATAATAATATCAAAATTAAATTTAATTATATGGAAATGTTTAATAAAGAGGAACTTAAGAAAAGAATAGGCCCTCTCAAAAAAAATAGCAAACTATACGACTTAGAACAAGTCGAAGGTTATGTTCTTAGAAAATGCCAAGAAAAAGGTATAGAACACAGTTATGATGTTATGGCAGAAGAAATGCCATATTTTAAAACAATGGGTTATACAGAGTATGCTGGTAACTTTTATTTACAACCTTTAAACTTTAAAATGCGTAACGAGCAAATGATAGATGCTTGGTACGATAAAGATGTTAAAATTAAAGATTATTCATCTTGGTTGGTTAAAAAAGTTGTAGCTAACAATGCTAATAAATATCAGGATAGAACAGAAGAGATAGATAAATATCCTTCAAAAGATTATTTAATAGTTCTACCAGGATCAAACAAGCTTAGAGAAAATGTATGTTTAAACAGATTAAAACATATAGTAAATAAGCACGGTAACAATGTATTATTTAAACCACACCCTATAACTACGCATCAAATAATAGGTGAATTAAAAGATTTCTTTGGTGAAGAAAACATATTGCCTAAAAATGTAGACATGTATTATTATATGCAAAAAGCAAAAGGTATATATTCTACACACATAAGTGAAAGTCCATTATTTGCTGGTGTTTTAGGTAAAACAATAGAACCTGTAGATGTTTGGAACAATATACAAAGAGGTTCGTTTTACTGCATCAATAGTTTTCTATATCATCATCAAGATAACATAAAGAATTATGTTAATAAAACATTTTCTAGTTATAAGTCAGGTATTATAAATCCTGAAGTTGATAGTAATTGGAAAGAAAAAGTAGATAAGTATATAGAGTATATCAGTGACAAAAGAGAGAAATATAAAAACTGGTATATAGCTGATGTAAAAAGAAAGAAGTAAAAAGTGTGACAATTGAGTAATAATAAAGAAGTAAATTCAAATCAAATACAATATAATTATGGCAAATAAAAAGAAAAAATATGTTGACCTTAAGCCAAAGGTTGAAAAAGTTAACGAAGAAGAACTAAAATCTATACAAGATCTTGTTAGTATTATAAATAAAGCACAGATGCAAATTGGTGCTTTTGAACTGCAAAAAAATGAAGCTGTGCAAACGGTTATACATTTTAAAGCAAAACTTAACGAGCTACAAATAGAGCTTGAAAAAAAGTATGGTAAAGTTTCTGTTAATTTAAACGACGGAACAATTAAACCTGATCAAAATGAATCTAATAAGAAAAATTAGTATAGGTAAAGACTATAAAAATGAAGCCATGCATTATTCTGTAGGACAGGATGTATATGGTGGTCATACTATAGACTGTATCGTTGAAGATGATGACAAATATACTATATTTATTAAAAAAGGCAACGAAGTTTTACCTTGGAAAGAGTTTAATAAAAATATGGCTATAGCTGTAGAGTTTAATTTAGAGTATTGATGAACGGTTTATACTATTTTATAGTTAAACCAGTAAAGTCAAGATACAATAATGTAAAAAAAATAGGCAAACAAGAGCTTATAACTAATACTGAGAATTTTACACATAAAAACGTAAACAGAAACGCTATAGTATTATCTACACCTAAGGGTATAAAAACAGATATTAAAGTTGGAGATGAAGTTTTAGTTCATCACAATATTTTTAGAAGATGGAAAGACGTAAGAGGAGTTGAACAAGATAGCAAAAGTTATTTTAAAGAAGATCAATACTTTGTTCAGCAAGATCAATTATATTTATATAAAACGGATGGTGAATGGAAGTCCGTAGATGATTATTGTTTTATAAAACCTATAAAATCATTAGATGATTATAGTTTAGAAAAAGAACAACCTCTTATTGGTGTTTTAAAATATACAAACAATCATGATTACTTAACTGGTTTAAGTGTTGGTGATTTAGTTGGTTTTACTCCAAGAAGTGAATATGAGTTTATAATAGATAATGAACGATTATATAGAGTTTTAACAAAAGCAATTACAATTAAATATGAATATCAAGGAAAAGAAACAGAATATAATCCAAGCTGGGTATAAAGCTGTTGAGGAATTGGTTAAAGTTGCTAAGGAAGCTATTGTTGATTCTGATGACGATATATCAGCTGACAGATTAAAAAATGCCGCTGCAACTAAAAAGCTAGCTATATTTGATGCTTTTGAAATACTTAATAGAATACAACAAGAGCAAGATATGTTAGATGGTAAGGTAAGTGAAGAAGTTAAAGTAGAAAGCTTTAGTGGTTTTGCAGAAAGAAGATCTAAGTAATGTATAATCAAAGTTTATATAAAGTTGTTGAACCTATTAAACACAATACAATTAAGAGGTTAAACAAATTAAAGAAGTGGGAATATGGTTATAACAAAGAACATGATGTTGTTGTTATAAGTAAGACTGGCCAAATTGGCGATGTGTATAGCATACAAAATTTAAATATAGCTTTACCGAAAAAACCTAAGAATATACACACTTTTGAAAATAACACTTGGCAAGTAACAGAGTATCCAAAAGAATTAAAAAGAATAAAAACTATTTTTGATTGGCGTGAGTATCCTCATGAATTTAAAAACAAATACATAGATTACATTGAAGATGAGTTTAAAAAAAGAGAAAAAGGTTTTTGGTTTTATAACAAAGGTGTTGCTACTTACATTACTGGTACTCATTACATGTACTTGCAGTGGAGTAAAATTGATGTTGGGAACCCAGACTTTAGGGAAGCAAACAGATTATTCTATATATTCTGGGAAGCTTGTAAAGCAGATACCAGATGTTATGGAATGTGCTACCTCAAAAACAGACGGTCTGGTTTTTCATTCATGGCATCAGGCGAAACTGTTAACCTTGCCACAATTAGTTCAGATGCAAGACTCGGTATATTGTCTAAGTCAGGACCTGACGCTAAAAAAATGTTTACCGACAAAGTCGTTCCAATATCCGTTAACTACCCGTTCTTTTTCAAACCGATACAAGATGGTATGGATCGACCAAAAACAGAACTCGCTTATAGAGTACCAGCAAGTAAACTTACTAGACGTAATATTACAATAACAGAAGGTAAGGCAGAAGAGCTAACTGGTCTAGATACTACTATTGATTGGAAAAATACAGGTGATAATAGTTATGATGGTGAAAAGCTTAAACTATTAGTACATGATGAAAGTGGTAAGTGGGAAAGGCCAAACAATATATTAAATAATTGGCGTGTAACAAAAACTACATTAAGATTAGGTAGTAGAATTATTGGTAAGTGTATGATGGGATCAACATCAAACGCTTTAGACAAAGGAGGAGATAACTTTAAAAAACTTTACAATGATTCAGATGTTACAAAAAGAAACCGCAATGGACAAACAAGCTCGGGTCTCTATAGTTTGTTCATACCTATGGAATGGAACTACGAAGGATTCATTGATTCTTATGGAATACCTGTATTTGAAACACCAACAGAAGAAGTTAAAGGACCTTATGGTGACTACATTGATATAGGTGTAATAGATCATTGGCAAAATGAAGCAGATGGATTAAGAAACGATCAAGATGCTTTAAATGAGTTTTATAGACAGTTTCCAAGAACTGAAGAACATGCTTTCAGAGATGAAACTAAAAATAGTATATTTAATTTAGTAAAAATATACGAGCAAATTGATGTTAACGAAGGGCAAACCAATACAAAAGGTAACTTTCAATGGGCGGGTGGAATAAAAGATACAACGGTAATGTTTTATCCAAATCAACAAGGTAGGTTTAATATATCTTGGGTTCCTCCAGCGCATCTACAAAATAAGCAAAAGATTAAAAATGGTTATAAAATACCAGGCAACGATCATATAGGAGCGTTTGGATGTGACTCTTATGATATATCTGGTACTGTTGATGGTAAGGGTTCAAAAGGAGCATTACACGGTCTAACAAAGTTTAGTATGGAAGATGCACCACCTAATCAATTTTTTTTAGAATATGTGGCTAGACCACAAACTGCAGAAATGTTTTTTGAAGATGTATTAATGGCATTAGTATTTTATGGTATGCCACTATTAGCAGAAAATAATAAACCAAGATTATTATATTATTTAAAAAGAAGAGGTTATAGAGGTTATTCAATGAATAGACCTGATAGAACTTGGAATAAACTTTCTGTTGCAGAAAGAGAAATAGGTGGAATACCTAACTCAAGTGAAGATATTAAACAAGCTCACGCTGCTGCTATTGAAATGTATATACAAGATCATGTTGGTATTAAAGAAGATGGTACTCACGGTAATATGCCTTTTAACGAAACATTAAATGATTGGGCTGGTTTTGATATAAATAGAAGAACAAAGTTTGATGCCGCTATTAGTAGTGGTTTAGCTATTATGGCATGTAACAGACATTTATATTCACCAAGACCTAATATTCAAAAAGAAAAGATAAATATAAGTATAGCTAGATATAAAAATAAAGGCTATAATTCAAAATTAATAAAACAATAATATGGCTGAGTCTTATACAAGCAGTTATTTTCCTAGTCAAGTCGTAAGTGACGGAGAGAAGTTATCTATGGATTACGGTTTGAAAGTAGGTAAAGCTATTGAAAGCGAGTGGTTCAAAAGAGATTCTGGCACAAACAGGTTTGCAAGTAATCAAAACAACTTTCATAAGCTTAGACTTTACGCAAGAGGAGAACAATCAATACAAAAATATAAAGACGAATTATCTATTAACGGTGATTTGTCATATCTTAATTTAGACTGGAAACCAGTACCTATTATACCTAAGTTTGTAGATATAGTTGTTAATGGTATATCAGAAAGAACATTTGACATAAAAGCTTATACACAAGATCCATATGGTGTTGAAAAAAGAACAGCATATATGGATAAAATATTAGCTGATATGAAATCTAAAGAGTTAACAGAGTTTGCTGCTGAAGCTTTTGGTGTTAATTTAATGGGTAGCGAAATGCAAGCTTTACCTGAAAATGAAGAAGAATTACAGTTACACATGCAGCTTAATTATAAACAAGCTGTTGAAATTGCAGAAGAACAAGCTATAAATGTTTTATTAGAAGGTAATAGATATGAGTTAATTCGTAAAAAAGTAAATTACGATTTAACTGTTTTAGGTATTGGTGCTGTTAAAAATTCATTTTCTAAATCACAAGGTGTTAAAGTAGAATATGTTGATCCAGCTAATATAGTTCATTCTTACACAGAAGATCCTTATTTTGAAGATATATATTACTTTGGTGAAATAAAAACAATACCAATAAACGAATTAATAAAAGAGTTTCCTGATCTTACAGAACAAGAATTAAAGGAAATGAATAAACAAAGTTATCAATCAAATGGTTTTTATAACAAAAGCTTTGCTGATTCAAATAACTTAGATCAAAACCAAATACAAGTACTTTATTTTAATTATAAAACTTACATGAACCAGGTTTATAAAACTAAAGT